AAAAGGGAATTGGTGATAGAAGTGCAGGACAAACTGTTCAAATTGCAGCTGATTCCATTTCTTATTGTCATTCCGGAGTATTAGATCCATCTAGAAAATTAGTTTTAAGTCATTTACACAAAGCAATCAAACCACTCAATCAGTTACGAATGATCGAAGATGCGGTTGTCATCTATCGTATCTCACGTGCTCCAGAACGTAGAATATTCTACATTGATGTTGGTAACTTACCTAAGATCAAAGCAGAACAGTATCTACGTGACATTATGAACAAATACAAGAACAAACTTGTATATGATTCTAATTCTGGCGAAATCAAGGATGAACGTAAGCACATGAGTATGTTAGAGGATTACTGGCTTCCACGAAGAGAAGGTGGTAGAGGTACAGAAATTTCAACTTTGCCAGGAGGGGAGAATCTTGGTGAGTTAGCTGATGTTGAATACTTCAAAACAAAATTATACAAAGCACTTAATGTTCCCCCTTCTAGACTAGAACAAGATTCTGGTTTCATACTTGGTAGAGCAGAAGAAATCTCAAGAGATGAAGTAAAATTTACACGTTTTATCGAGAGATTACGAGCAAGATTTAATCATTTATTCAATGATCTCATAGAGAAACAACTATTACTTAAAGGAATTGTTTCATCTCAAGATTGGAAACTAGTAAAAGATCAACTTATTTATGAATGGCAAACTGATTCACATTTCGCGGAATTACAAAATGCTCAAATGATGAGAGAACGTTTGGGAATGTTAGTAAATGATATGGGATATAGAGATGAAGTTGTTGGTAAATATTTCTCACAAGAGTATGTTAATAAACATGTTCTTAAGTTGACTCAAGAGGAAATAGATGATATGAAAGAACAAATTGCCAAAGAAAAAGAAGAAGCTGGTGGTGAAGGTGAAGCTGAAGATCAACAATGGGAATTTGATCCTGCAGCAAATAAGCCAGATTTAAAGATTATATCTGGATAAAATTTATAAATAGTATAAATATAATAGAACAATAGAGGAAATTTTATGTCTAATGAAACTACAGTTGGTGATATTATAGGATTATCCGTTAAAGGTGATGCAGCAGGAGTAAAATCGGCAATAGGTGATGTACTTCAGCAAAAAGTGATGGTATCGTTAGAAGGTAAAAAACAGGATATCGCAAAAACTTTTTTAAACAAAACGCAGACAGACTCGAAAGAGCCGGAAAGTGTACCAAGCGAGGAGAAAATAGAAGATGGCAGCAGAGACGCAAGTACTACGTGATGACGAAAAAAAATACGTAGCAAAGTTTTTTTCAGATGCATCAGAATCGGATGTTAAGAAGGTAGATTTATCGACACTTTCTTGGGCAAAACACACAATGACCTTATCAGGTGCAGCAAGCCCAAACTTTAAGATTGGTGAAGTAATAACAACAGGCGGTGCAGAAACATTTCTTGTTACTGGTTTTACAGCCGGAGCATCTACAGTAGAAGTTGTAGGATGGGATAATACAAACAAAAAAGCAACTTCAATCGATACAGGTATGTCTAATGGTGATGCAATTGTAGGTGGAGTATCTGGAGCCAATACTAGAACAGTAGCAAATAGTGGTAATTTTACAGGCTTAGAGTGGAATGTATTAGTTACTAAAATAATGTGGATTACGAATGGTTTACAAGTTGCTATTGAATGGGATGGATCAACCGCAGAAAAATATATTGCAGAATTAAGTGGTAATGGTAGTTGGAATATGTCAGGTATGGAATGGCCAGGAATACCAATAAACGCAACTGGTGACACCTCTGAAGTTTTAGGAGACATACAATTCTCTACAACCGGACACGGAGCCGGAGACTCTTATACAGTCATAATGGAATTAAAGAAACAGGCACCAGGCTTTGATATCCCAGCATACGAAGAAAATGGTTCGTTAGGATATAGAATAGACTACGCTAAAGGTAATTTCACATAATAGGAGAAAATTAATGAAACTTATATGCGAACAATTAGATAATGTAGAATTTATATGTGAAGATACCAAAAAAGGAAAGAATTATTTTATCGAAGGTGTTTTTATGCAAGCCAATGTGAAGAATCGCAATGGTAGATTATACCCCAAAACAATCTTACAAAAAGAGGCCAAAAGGTATGATCAAAATTACATAAAACAATCAAGAGCTTTTGGAGAATTGGGACATCCAGAAGGACCTACAGTTAATTTAGAGAGAGTTTCCCATTTAATTCAGTCACTTGATGAGGATGGAGACAATTTCGTAGGTCGAGCAAAGATTATGGACACACCTTATGGTAAAATTGTAAAGAACCTTATCGATGAGGGAGCCCGTTTGGGTGTCTCATCCAGAGGAATGGGTTCATTGAGACCCGTAGGACGCAATTGTAGTCATGTTCAAGATGATTTTTATCTTGCAACAGCTGCAGATATTGTTGCCGACCCTTCCGCTCCAGCGGCATTTGTCAATGGAATTATGGAAGGTAAAGAATGGATATGGGATAATGGTATTCTAGATGAACGCCATGTTGCCCGAATCGAAAAACAAATAAAAATAACTAGTCAAAAGCAATTAGATGAAGTTCAGATAAAAGCATTTGATCAGTTTATGTCAAGTTTATAAGTTTACTAAATAATAACAATAGTAAACACTCTAAAGTAACAGATACAGGAGACCCTACATGTCTGAAGAAATTTTGAACAAAGAGTCTGAAGAAATGACAGAAGAAGAACTAGCTGAAAAGCGCAGAGCTGCTGCTGAACAAGATTCTTCAGACGAAGAAGAAGATGAAGAAGAAGTAGAAGAAAGTAAATCTTCTAAAGCTTCTGTGAAAAAAGAAGAAGAGGAAGAAGACGATGAAGAGGAAGTAGAAGAACAAAAAGCTTCCGTTAAAAAAGAAGAAGATGAGGAGGAAGAAGAGGAGGAAGAAGAACCCGCCGCTGAAGCCGTCCAAATCCCTAAGACTAAGAATCAAATGTTGAAAAACATTTATGATCAAGTCAATAAAATGAAAAAGTCTGACCTTTCAGGTAAATACGAATCTATCTTAAAAGCTACTCAAGAAGTAGTTAAAGAAGAGGAAGTCAAAGAAGAAGCAGAAACTACTAAGATTCAAGCTATTTCACCTCAAGAAATTGATCCCCCTAACGTTCAAGATGATGTAGAAGCGTTAGTTAGTGGAGAAGAGGGGCTTTCTGAAGATTTCAAGAAGAAAGCATCTACAATTTTTGAAGCTGCTGTTCATGCAAAAGTTGTTGACGAAGTTAACAAACGTATGGAAGAGCAATCAAAAGAGGTTGACGCTTCTAAAGATGAATTTCAAAAAGAACTTACTGAAAAAGTCGATGGATATCTCACTTACGTTGTAGAAGAGTGGATGAAGGAAAATGAATTGGCAATCGAAAGAGGAATTCGTTCCGAATTGGTTGAAGATTTCATGTCCGGACTCAAAACTCTTTTCACAGAGCATTACATTGACCTTCCAGAAGAGAAAGTTGACATGGTTGACGACTTATTCACAAAAGTCGAAGAACTTGAAGGCTCTCTGGATGAAGAAATTAATCGTGGAGTAGAACTCCAGAAAGAATTGGCTCAGTACAAAAAAACCGATGCCCTTAAATCAGCAACTAAAGATTTGGCCGATACAGATTCGGAGAAAATTGAGAAGTTAGCAGAAGGTATCGAATTTGAAAATACAGAGCAATACATTGAAAAATTGAATGTTCTCAAGGAAAGTTATTTTCCTAAGTCTGATGCAGTGACCTCAGAAATTACTGAAACAGATGAAACAATCGAAGTTCAAAGTGAGGAAACTCCTGAGAAATTAGATGAGAGCATGGAACATTATACTTCAGCGATCCGTCGCTATAATTCTTAATTTATATAACCCTATAGGAGAAAACTATGTACCTAGCTGAAAACCTACAAAAGAAGTGGGGACCAGTCTTAGAGCACGAAGACCTTCCTAAGATTAAAGATAACTACCGCAAGGCCGTTACTGCAGTTCTCTTGGAAAACCAAGAAACCGCAATGAAGGAACAGTCTCAACAAGGTAGTGGAGTCTTTATGACAGAGGCGGCTCACGCTAATAAGACCGGCGGTAATATCGATACCGTTGATCCCGTTTTGATTTCGTTGGTTCGTAGAGCTATGCCTAATCTTATCGCCTATGATGTTTGTGGTGTTCAACCAATGACTGGTCCTACCGGACTGATCTTTGCAATGAAATCACATATTACATCACAGGCCGGTGTTGAAGCGGCTGACTCTAAAGAAGCCGACACTTCTTTCTCTGGTAGTGGAACTCATTCCGCTAACAGTAACCCCGCAGATGCCAGCATGACTACTGGTACTGGTACCGCTACAGCAACACAAGAAGCTGACGTTACCATTTCAGAGATGGCATTCGCAATCGATAAAGTAACTGTAACCGCTAAGTCAAGAGCTCTGAAGGCCGAGTACACAGTAGAACTCGCCCAAGATCTTAAGGCCGTTCATGGTTTGGATGCAGAAACTGAGCTGTCAAATATTCTGTCAAGTGAAATCTTGGCTGAAATTAACCGCGAAGTTATGAGAACAATCTACACCAACGCTAAAACTGGTGCAGCTCATAATACTACATCCGCAGGAACTTTTGACCTTGATACTGACTCTAATGGACGTTGGTCTGTTGAGAAGTTCAAAGGTTTGATGTTCCAGATTGAACGTGAAGCTAACGCAATTGCTAAAGACACTCGCCGAGGTAAAGGTAATGTCTTGATTACATCTTCTGATGTAGCATCCGCATTGGCTATGGCCGGTCAACTTTCCGGAGCACCTTCTGGAAACGATTTTGACCCAGATGACACAGGTTCAACTATGGTTGGAACTCTTAATGGTCGATTTAAAGTCTATGTTGATCCATATGCACCATCCGCTGCAACTAACTATTTCACAGTTGGTTACAAAGGTTCAAGTGCTTATGACGCCGGACTTTTCTATTGTCCTTATGTTCCATTACAGATGGTTCGTGCAGTTGGTGAGAACTCATTTCAACCGAAAATTGGTTTCAAGACTCGTTATGGTCTGGTTTCCAATCCTTTCGCAAACGAAACTGGATCCGCAAATAACGGAGCCGGTGATGGTTCACTTACTGCTAACGCTAACCGCTATTACAGGCACGTTATCGTTGCAAACCTTATGTAATCCTTTATCTAAGGATGAACTTAAAGAAGGGTGGACTTTTGTTCACCCTTTTTTTTGTGCTTATTGACATTACTAAATATTAGTGTATAATGGAGGTAGTGAAATGTTTGAAGGTGATGATGCTCAAGGAATTGATAATGTTTTTGTACTAGGGAATGGTCCCAGTAGAAAAAATATAGATCCATCAAAATTAGATGGAACAGTTATAGGATGTAATGCTTGTCATAGAGACTTTAATCCCGATGTGATTTGTGCCATAGATGCTGGAATAATAAGTGAAATTATTGATTCAGGATTTGATGGAGATTGTTATTTTACACATAATTCTTGGAATTTACTTCCCGCTGAATCTTATGATGCATTAAAATATGGATTGGATGGAAAAGAGAAAGAATCTTACAGAAGATTTGATGATGAATATTTTGTATATATTTCCGGACTAGATGAAAACTGTTCAGGCACAGAAAATTATATTATTTGGTTAAGAAGAGGTAAGGAAGACAAAATTCGTAATATAGGTACTGAAGTGATAGGATGGTCTACAGGAACTTCAGCTTTACATATTGCGTGTAGAGATTTTACTTGTGAAGATTATGAAAAGGTTTATCTATTAGGTTTTGATCACCAAAATGATGAATATGATAATCTTTATGCGAATACCAAACATTATTTCAATAAAGATAGTAAAATTCGCGATGGTTACATACATGAAAATGGAGTTAAAACAATAAGACAAGGAAATGAAAAAACTAAAGGTTGGATTGATGTTCATCAAAGTTGGACAGAACAAATTCTTAAAGTTGTTAAAGAACATCCAGCACTACAGTTTATTTGGGTTAATTATCAAGGAAATAATTTTCCAAATCTACCAAATTTATTTTCAAAGAATGAAAAGGAAATATGACAAGTTTAACAGAACAACCTAAAAATATTAATCCTCTGGCCGATGTTCAGTTTAGATTTGATGTTGCGGCAATACCGAAAACTTCCTTTTTTGTTCAGACAGTTAATTTACCAGGCATAACATTAGAAGGCGCGGTTATGGCCACACCACAACTTCAAAATTTTACTCGCCATACTGGTATTATAACCTATGAGCCTCTTAATGTAACTTTTATGATTGATGAATATTTAAAAAATTGGCAAGAAGTTTTTCAATGGATGGTCGGTGAAGAAAACAAATATACAACAGCTGTATTAACTATTTTAAGTAGTTCTATGAATCCCACAATGGAATTTCATTTCAAAGATATTTTTCCTACCTCATTATCAGAAGTATCTTTTGACAGTACTACAACAGATCCAGTATATCAAGTAGCAACCGTTAATTTTAATTATACAGAATATATTATTAAAAATTTATTAAACGATTAAAATGAAACCGATTTCGGGTGAAGATATTTTAAAGGCTTGGAGCAATACCAAGTTAAAAACGGGGGTTTACATTCACAGCCCATTTTGTAAAGAGCAATGCACTTATTGTACTTTTAAGGGTACAATGTTTGAAAAGGACGCCTTCCAACGTTATTATTCAGAATATTTACCAAATCAAATAAAATTTTATGAACCAATATTAAGTTCAGATCATATTCATAGCTATTTTTGGGGCGGTGGAACACCTACATTAATGTCTGCAGAAATAATGAATAATATATTTGGTCTTATACCCAATTTTAAAGATTGTAACAAAAAGATCATGGAAGTTCACATGTGCGATTGGACTAAAGAAAAATTAGATGTTCTGAAAGAATATAATTTTAATACGGTAATAGCTTGTGTACAAAGTTTTGATAGAGAAATAGTTAAACAACAAAAACGTAGAGCACCCAAAAATGATGATGTCATTTTTAACTTCTTAGACTATGCAAATTCATTAGGATTATTTATAATGTCAGATGTTATCTTTTTTGACACGGGTAATTTACAAACAGATACAAATAGACTTATTTTAGATATACAAAACTTAATAGATCATAATGTATCAGAAATAAGTGTACAGACAATTTTTGATGAAGTGGGAAAATATGATACTTTAGTTTCTGGGATAGTTAATAAATTTTTGAATGATAATAAACAATATTGTGTGGCAGGCGCCGAAAATCAACAATTCGAAGATTATTTTTGTGATGACACAGGAAGAAAATGTAGAAAAGAATTGAAGATGTATAAAAAAGAAATAGATTGGCAAGAAATGTCTTCACAAGATATGTTTCTTGACGGAATAATGACTAGTACTCCTATGATTATAACGACAAATTATAATGTATTGGGAATAGGATCTTATAAAAATCATAAATATACATTTTCTAGAATAGGTGATCAACTAGAATACATTGAAGATGGTGATACTTATAATCCTAAATGGATGTGTACTTATGATAAAAAAGATTGGTCTATAAAAAAACTGATAGCAGAGTTTTTTGAATCATTGGAAGAACATGGTTTAGGTGATCTTCCAGATGGAATAGATATTTACTTCAGCACGTATGTTGCTCAAGATGATGAAGATGATAGCAGAAAGAAAAGAGTTAAAAGAGTATTATTACCACGTTTTACATATTTGAGGAATGATATAGATCCTATTATTACAATTTATGATTATGTACCCAAATTAGAAAACTTTATTAATAATGTATGGAATGAAAAATATAAAGAATAATTTTGTGAATTTATTATGGTTATTTAATTCGCCCAGAGAAACAAGAGATATAATCCGATTAGATTTACATGAAGCAGGATTGTTATATAAGTATGCGGCTCAGCAATGGACAAGAATGCCCAAAGATGAACATGGTAATATTATATTAGAGATTGGTAGATATTGGGGAGGATCAACAGTTTTACTCGCAATGGCTACTCATGATACCAAAGTAAAAGTAGTTTCAGTTGATGTAGTTGAGGGGTGTCATGACCCTGATGCAGATGATTGGTTGAATGAATATGAAGAAAAACACCGAATAGATATTAGAGTAGACAATTCGTGGGCAATGGAAAATATACCATTGTGTATGTTATTTGTTGATGGTGATCATTCGTATGAAGGTGTTAAAAAAGATTTAATACATCATTGGAATTATTTGAATGGTCCGTGTTTAGCACATGATTATACTGATCCAACTTGTAGGGGTGTGACACAATTTATAGATGAGTGGATTGAAGATGGTTATGCAGAAATAATTGAACAGGTAGGTACGATGGTTGCCCTTAAAAAATTAAAAGATTATGAAATTAACAAGTGATAAAAGAATATGGATTCCCGATGATGAAGATTGGTATAAATGGGGTGGAGATTATGAACAGACTCAATTCAATGAGGTGATGCCCCACATATCTAATCGAGATGTGGCACTTGATATTGGAGCACATGTAGGTATTTGGACTAGAAGGTTAGCACAAAATTTTAAAAGAGTCTATGCATTTGAACCCGTTCCCAAACATATAGAATGTTGGAAAAAAAATATGGAGAGTTTTATTAAAGATAATTCTGATTGGGGTAACATTAGTACTCTAGAGACAGTAGCACTTGGGCATGAGAATGGTACTGCTACAATGAAAGTACCAAATACTACCAATACTGGAATGGCATCACTTGTACATGAACCTAAACAAAAGACAGGTGACAGATGGGTACAACCCGAATGGGAAAATTTTCCAAAAATACAAGTTAAAACAAAAACGTTGGATAGTTATAACTTTAATCAACTTGATTTTATAAAAATAGATGTTGAATGGTTTGAACTTAGAGTTTTACAAGGAGCTGAAAATACAATAAGAAAACATAAACCTATCATGTATATAGAGATGAGTGATTCTGAAGCTTATACCTATATAAAAGATTTAGATCTTGGTTATAGGAGTCTTTATGCTCATGGTGCAGATCGTTTATATAAGGTAGATACAAGCCATGAATGGAAGCAACACATAAAAAAGATTGATAATTTGAAAGATATATTGAATAAATGAAATTTGAAGAAATACAGAAATTGTGGTCAGGAGATTGTGAAATTGATGAAACAGAACTATCTCAAGAATCTGTTAAAATCCCACAACTACATAACAAATATTTAATTCTCTTTCATGATGAAAGATTGAGACTCCGTACTATGAAGTTTGATCATAGTAAACTTTTAAAAGTTAAAAGGGAGTATTATTCTGGAAGGATGGATGAAACCGAATTAGAGGCTTATGATTGGGAGCCATTCCAATATAAGTTACTCAAGGCAGATGTACAAGAGTATATAGATGCTGATGATGATATAATAGAGGGTAAGAAAAAAATATCACTACAAGAAGAAAAGGTGGATTATCTTGAAGCCATAGTAAAGGGATTATCGAATAGAGGATATTTAATTAAAAATGCAATCGATTGGAAACGATTCACAGAAGGTCATTGAAGTAATTGAGGTTACTAAGAAAGATGAAGTATTCCTCAAAATAAGCTGTGAAGCTGGCGTAGCACAAGAAATTTGTGATTATTTCACATTTACTGTACCGGGCCACACATTCATGCCAGCATATCGTATGAAAATTTGGGATGGTAAGATAAGATTATTCAATATTCACAATAGGTTACTGTATGGTGGATTACTTGAGTACGTGTTTATCTTTGCGGAGCCCCGAAATTATCGAGTGGCCCCGATAGGTTTTGATTGGAAACCTAGAAAAATAGCAAAAAATCAAGCTTTCCTTGATGACTTAAAGTTACCTTTTGAACCAAGAGATTATCAATTAGATGGATTTCATCATGCCTTATCATACAAAAAAAGTTTATTAGTATCACCTACCGCAAGTGGAAAATCCCTAATCATCTATTTAATTGTACGAGCACTCAATGTTAAAACATTAATAATCGTTCCTACCACTTCACTTGTTTCACAATTATATTCAGATTTTCAAGAGTATGGATGGGATTCCGCAAAGTATTGTCATCAAGTCTATGCCGGACAAGATAAGGTTTCCGATAAACTAGTGGTTATTTCAACGTGGCAATCTATTTACAAACTTAACAAAAAAACATTTGAACCATATAGGTTAGTGATTGGTGATGAGGCACATGGATTTAAATCTAAATCCCTTACAACTCTTATGACTAAATGTGTGAACGCTGAATATAGAATTGGAACTACAGGAACATTAGATGGAACACAAACACATAAATTAGTACTTGAAGGTTTATTTGGTAAGGTTTATAAAGTTACAACAACTAAAAAGTTGATGGATCGAAAAGAGTTATCTTCTTTAAATGTGGAAATTATATTGTTAAAGTATCCTGATGTGATCTGTGAGCAATTTAAACAAATTAAGTATGCAGATGAGATAGAATTCTTGGTAGGTCATGAGAAAAGGAATAAATATATAAGAAACTTAGTATTGTCTTTGGAAGGTAATACTTTGTTACTCTTTAGATTAGTGAAAAAACATGGACGTATTTTATACGATATGATCGAGGAGAAAACAGATGATGATAGAAAAACATTTTTCGTATTTGGGGGAACAGAAACAGAAGTCAGAGAACAAATTAGAGCAATCGCAGAAACAGAACGAGATGCCATCATCGTGGCAAGTTATGGGGTATTCAGTACCGGCATCAACATTAGGAATTTGCATAACATTGTGTTCGCTTCTCCTTCTAAATCTCGCATACGAAATCTTCAATCGATAGGTCGAGGATTACGATTATCAGATACAACAGATAAAACTACCTTATACGATATAGCAGATGACTTGAGATGGAAGAATAGAAAAAATTATGCTTATCGCCATCATGAAGATAGATTAAAAATATATGATGAGGAAAAGTTTCCATACAAGATTCACAATATTACATTAAAGGTATAAATGGAAAAATTGGATAAAGATAATCTAAAAGTAATTAGATTAGATAATGGTGAAATAATTTTCTCTAAAGTTGTAGTAAATGATAGAAGTAAGGATAATGGTTATTTAGAACTTCATTGGCCGATGAAAGTGATGATGAAATTTAATGATGATAAAAGAGAATCACAAATGGCACTACTTAAATGGCTACCCTTTACAGATACTACATTTGTACCCCTAGCAGCAAGGTGTATTATGTCTGTTTCGGAATTGGGAGAAGATTATCAAGAATTTTATATAAATTCTGTAAAAGAAGATATGGGACATAATAAAGATCAAGAAATGAACAAAATGACAAAAATATTAGAAGATTTTGAACCTGAAGGATTAATGAACTAAACTTGACATCTACCAAATTTATGATATAATAATAATACGACATTAATTGAAATAAAGAATATTATGGCTAAACGAAAATCAAGTAAGAATAAACTACACTATGTGGACAATGCCAAATTTTTAGAGGCAATGATTGAATATAAAGCAGAATATGATAATGCACGTAAAAAGAATAAAGAACTTCCTCAAATTTCAGAATATCTAGGTTCAGTATTTTTAAAGATTGCTCAAAGATTATCATTCAGACCAAACTTCATAAATTATGCATTTAAAAATGATATGATTTCTGATGGAATAGAAAACTGTTTACATTATAT